CCAAGTAGAATGAAGAACATCTTTACTGAAGATAGGATAGCTAATGGATTTGCATCTCGTTTTCTTATGGTTGAATCTGAATACCTACAACTTAACGAAGATGCAGACCCTTTTACAAGCAGTCGGCAAATATGCAATGAATGGGTTAATCTTATTCATGACTTATACAATGTGAATAAGACATATTGCGAAAATGATGCAACACCGGTAAGGATTGAAATAACTGATGCAGCAAAGAAACTTTACCGGAAATATTATAAAGAGAATTTGCAATCCGCAAATCAAAGAATTGCAGATAATATCGAAGGTCATATCATTGGAACACAAGCAAAGATGAGTACCTACATTCCAAGATTAACTCAGTTAATTGCAATAATTAAACAACCTTTGCAACCTGTTGTTACTGAGGAAGTTGTAGAATTAGGGCAAAGGTTATTTCGTTTTTATTCCAATAGTACAGTATCAATCATTTCAAAGATATTCATGGAAGCAGACACAGGGTTACCTAATGATTTGGAATTGTTATACAATGCTTTGCCGGATACATTCACCAATAAACAAGCGGAAGAAACCTGCATAAAGTTGAATTTACCCATTAGAAAGTATCAAATTGCACTTCGGCGGAAGGATTTTGGCAAATTATTTCGGAAGGTTAAACATGGAGAATACACTAAAACTTTATAATTATGATAACTATTACAAATGAAGATAACATGGAGCTAATGGCTCGCTATCCTGATAAATATTTTGATTTGGCTATTGTAGACCCGCCTTATGGTTTGGGAGATAGTGTTGTAAATAGCGGTGGTAGATTTAAAAGATACCATAATAAAAACGGTAATTGGGATAATTCAATTCCTACTAATGAGTATTTTAATGAATTATTCAGGGTTTCTAAAAACCAAATTATTTGGGGAGGTAATTATTTTAATTTGCCTAAAAATAAATGTTTTATTATTTGGGATAAACAACAACCTGAAGGAGTTTCATTTGCTATGGCTGAGTATGCTTGGGCTTCATTTGATAGTGTAGCTAAAATATTTAAAAAAAGAACTCAAGGTCAGGAGAATAGATTTCACCCAACACAAAAACCCGTAGCACTTTACAAATGGATTTTAGACAAATACGCAAAACAAGGCGATAAAATACTTGACACTCATTTAGGAAGTGGCAGTATTGCAATAGCTTGTCATGATTACGGCTTTGATTTAACAGCTTGTGAATTAGATAAAGAGTATTACAATGCAGCACTTCGGCGGTTGAATGACCATCAATTACAACAGAAACTTTTCTAAAGCACTTTAAAAAGTGCTTTTTTTATGTGCATATACACCGATATACACCTCATTTACACCACTGAAACCCTTACTGGGCGTGGATATACACCATAATCACTGTTTTTGTAGAATTATTAAAAGAATAATTATTATTATTAGAAAAAGTGTATTTCAAAAAAAATGGTGTATATGGTGCATATCCTTACTGGCATTGAGTTTCAGAGGTGCAAATGAAGTGTTTTTGTAGTGTATATGGTGTAAATCAAAATAAATTTTTTTAATTCAAATACTTGTTTTAGTTTTAAGTAAGTTGAAAGTAACAATCAACAATCCAACAATTGAAATGCAATCACTACATAGAACAAATTTACAAAAGCAAAGAGATTAACTCTTTTATTGCTTCAATTCAACCTGCTTCATTACAGGATGATTTAAGGCAAGAACTTGCATTGGCTTTACTTTCTATTGATTGTGATAAGATAATCGAAATTTCAGCTTCTAATGGCTTAATGGGATACTCTATAAAGATATTGAGCAACATGGCTTTTAGTAATACATCTCCTTTCTATAAAAAATTCAAAAGAGATGATTATGAAAAAGCAATCGCATACATGCGAAGTCAAATGAATTTACCAGTTCTTAATCCCAAACTTTCTAAATTGGTAAATGAAAGGCTACTTTTAAAATATTCTATTGATGAAATGGAAGCTCACGAAGCAATACTATTCAATAAATATGTTGAAGTAAGAAGTTGTCAACAGGTAGCTGATTATTATTCAATTCCATTAAAACATGTCAAAGACGTTATTCGTAAAACTAAACAAGAACTAAAAGCACTATGTACATCACAATTTTAGCAGCATGGTTATCTGCCTATTACTTTGTAAAAGTGGCAATGTTACCTAACAAAATCAAATCTTATTGTAATTACCCATATACAAGACGAATCAAGCCATTCGATTGCGTTACCTGTCTATCTGTATGGAGTGCTGCAATACTTTACTTCCTACCAATTGAAATATCACAATTTCTTGTCATCACTTTTGGTGCAGGATTCATAGGACAAATAATCAAATAATGGTTAGTGTATTAGGATTATCTCATAAAAGCAATGGATGTGGTTGGCATCGTGTCATGCTGCCATTGGCATTTTTGCCTAATAGTTATAATCATGTAACTAATATTCCAACTGAAGAATTATTTAAAGAAAGAAAATTTAATATTTTACTTTTCAATAGGTTTTGTTTTTTGGATAAAGATTGGTCAGTTTCAAAGGAACACTTCAAGATTGTAATGGATTTGGATGATGATTGGGAACTACCTTGCAACCATCCAATGTATCACCTTTACAAATTACAAGAAGAAAAAATACTTAACAACATTCAACATGCTGACTTGGTTACTGTTACAAACAAAAGGCTATTTGATAAGGTTACTAAATATCATCATAACGTATCAATACTGCCTAATGCCATTCCTTTAGGTGAACATCAATATACAGATGACAAGATTGAATCAGATGCAGTTCGTATCTTTTGGTGTGGAGGTTCAAGTCATCTTGCTGATATGTCTATACTTAGAAATCCAATTAAAAGATTGCACGAACTAACCAATATTGAAATGGTTTTGGGTGGTTTTACCGATACAGATCCCATTTCTAAAGAATATTGGACTAAGATGCTATCAATCTTTAGCAATGGCAAACAATTGAAACACAGAACATTGCCAGGTACAATGCCGAACGACTATATGCAGATGTATAAACATGCTGATATTATGCTTATACCTTTAGAGAATAGCAATTGGCATGGATGCAAATCTAATTTGAAAATACTTGAAGCAGCAAGTAAAAGAATACCTTGTATTGTATCTAATGTTGAGCCATACAATGTAGATGCAGATTGTCCTGTACTTTGGGTAAATAAGCAATCCGATTGGTTTAAACATATTAAATTTTTAGTAAACAATCCTTTAGAACGAATTAAATTAGGAGAACAACTTTATGAATGGGCAAAAGAAAAATACAACTTTGAAGAAATCAGTCAAAGAAGATACAAAGCATTTGCAAATCTTATTGAAGCATAAACATCATTACGACTTATTCATAAGGTCGGGTGAACTTGTGAACTTTAGTGCTGATACCCAAAACGAACTTTTTAATATATATAAAGAGAAGTTCCCTAATTATGATTATAACCGTAGATGTGCTGCATGTGTTGCTGAATTTCTTGTGCATGTTTACTCTGAATTTAAAAACGAATTACTATGATTTACAAAAATATTACAGACATAAAAACAAATCCAAAAAATCCAAGAGTAATTAAGGATGATAAGTTTGCAAAGTTGGTGCAGTCAATCAAGGACTTCCCACAAATGTTAGAAAAGCGACCATTGGTTTGTTTTACCGACACCGATAAGAAGTTAGTAGTGTTGGGTGGCAATATGAGATTAAAAGCCGCTAAAGAGGTTGGATTGAAAGAACTGCCTGTATTACTTGCAGATGATTGGAACGAAGAACAAAAGGCACAATTCTTGATTAAAGATAATGTTGGCTTCGGTGAATGGAATTGGGATGAGTTAAAAGAAGATTGGAATGTTGAGCAGTTAGCGGATTGGGGATTGGATTTACCATCATTTGAAGTTGCAGAATCTGAAGAAGATGAATTAAATGATTTAAGTGATAAAATAAAATCTGAATTTAGAATTGAGGTTATTTGTAAAGATGAAGAACATCAAGAAAATATTTATAATAAATTAATAGAGGAGGGTTACGAATGCCGACTTTTGACATTATAAAAGAAGTAAAACCAAGCAAAACATTTAGAGTTGCTTCAATTATTGGAAAATTTGATTTACAATCTGAAAATATTGTAGAACATTTTAAAGGAGATATTGATTTATCTAAAGATTGGAAAATTGGTTTAATTGTTGGAAAAAGTGGAACAGGAAAAACAACAATAGCAAAACAATTATTTCCTGATAGTTATATTACATCTTATAAATATAATAAAGAAACTGTTTTAGATGATATGCCAAAAGAATGTAGTGTTGAACAAATAACATCTGCATTTAATTCTGTTGGTTTTAGTAGTCCGCCAAGTTGGTTAAAACCTTATTCAGTTTTAAGTAATGGACAAAAAATGCGTGTTGATTTAGCAAGAGCAATTTTAGAAGAACAAAAGTTTTTTGTATTCGATGAGTTTACAAGTGTAGTTGATAGAAATGTTGCACAAATAGGTTCATTTGCTATGCAAAAAGCAATTAGAAAATCAGATAAACAATTCATTGCAGTAACTTGCCATTTTGATGTTCAAGAATGGTTATTACCTGATTGGATATTTAATACTGATACAATGACCTTTCAATCTTTTGAAGGGCAAAAAAAAAATAGACCAGACATCAAATTTGAAATATACCAAACAACAGATAAGTCAATCTGGAAGATGTTTGCTAAACACCATTATTTAAGTCATTCACATAATAATGCTGCAAATGTATTTGTAGCAATGGTAAATGATGAAGTCGCAGGATTTTTGAGTGTATTGCATTTTCCACATCCGAAAGCAAAAAATATTAAAAAAGTTCATAGATTAGTAATTTTACCAGATTATCAAGGAGCAGGATTTGGAATTAAATTTTTGAATGAAATAGGGAAAATATATAAAAAAGAACAACAAAGATTTAATATAGTAACTTCTGCACCAAGTTTAATAAATGCTTTAAAGAAATCAAATGAATGGATTGCTACAAGATTCTCAAGAACGACATCACAATCTAAAAGAACAACGGTTGGAAATATGCAAACTTCATCGAATAGAATAACAGCTTCATTTGAATTAAAATAAAAAACATGCCATTTAAAAAAGGAAATCAAACAGGCAATACATGGAAGAAAGGGCAATCAGGTAATCCTAATGGGCAGCCGAGAAAGTTGGCTACTCAATTAAAGATTATTGGTTACACTAAAGCAGAGGCAGCACATACTATCAATGCTATGTTAGCAATGAACATAAACGAATTGAAAGAGATATTTGAAAATCCAAATGCCACGATATTAGAAAAAACTATTGCATCTGCATTAAAGCGTTCACTTGAAAAGGGCAGCCTTTATTCAGTTGATACTTTGTTAGATAGAACACATGGCAAGGCAACTGAAATAGTAGAAAGCAAAGTACATATTGAACAACCATTTTTTCCTGATTAATGTTTATAAAAACAACTGCAATAAAGAAAATTCGTACTCTTACAAAATTTGTTAAGGGAGTACAAGGTGGAACTTCTGCAGGAAAGACATTTGCCATACTTCCAATTCTTTGTGATATTGCAACAAAGAATCCATTATCTGAAATCAGCATTGTAGCTGAATCAATACCACACTTAAAACGTGGGGCAATGAAAGACTTCAAAAAGATAATGGTTGAAACGGGTAGATTCGATGACAACCGATGGAATGCTTCTGACTTTAAATACACATTCGCCAATGGCTCACAAATAGAGTTTTTCTCTGCCGATAACGATGCAAAGTTAAGAGGTGCAAGAAGGGATTGGCTATACATGAATGAGTGTAATAACATGACTTTTCATTCTTATACTGAACTTGCATCCCGAACAAAGCAAGGTGTTTATTTAGATTGGAATCCGACAAATACATTTTGGTTTCATAATGAACTGCTAAATGATAAAGATGTTGACTTTCTTACAATCAACTACACCGATAACGAAGCATGTCCTGAATCAGCATTGAACTTTATTCTTAAAGCAAAAGAGAAAGCAGAACAAGGGAATGCATTTTGGCAGAATTGGTATAAGGTTTATGGATTGGGTGAGATTGGCAATCTTGAAGGAGTTATATTTAACAACTGGCAGCAAGTTGATAAAATACCTAATGAAGCAAAGTTGATAGGGTTGGGTTGCGATTTTGGTTATACTAATGACCCTACTGCAATAATTGAAATATACACCTATAATGGCAGAAGATACGTTAATGAGTTAATGTATCGAAGTGGAATGCTTAACTCTGATATTGCCAAGGTATTGCCTAAAGGGGTGATAGTTTATGCTGATAGTTCAGAACCTAAATCCATTGATGAAATCAAGCGTTATGGCATAATGATTAAAGGAGTAACTAAAGGAAAGGATTCAATCAAATATGGTATTGATGTAATGCAGCAACAAGAATATCTTGTTACAAGTCAAAGTGAAAATTTGATTAAAGAATTGCGGTCATATAGTTGGGATAAGGACAAAGAAGGTAAGAAACTAAATAGACCTATTGAATATTTCAACCATGCTATTGACGCATTGCGTTATCATGAAATGGAAGCATTGGGAATAAAAAAGAATTGGGGTAAATACCACGTCATCTAAAAACTATATATATACATGATGAAATTGACAATCAAAAAGTTTCAAGAGTTGCACTCCATTACTACAATGGAGATGGATGAGTTCGATAAATCGGTAAAGTTGGTTGAATGTTTAACCGACAAAACACCTGAACAAGTCGAGGCAATGCCATTAAAGAAGTTTGAGAGCCTATGCAATGACTTAAATAAGTTATTTGATATAAAGGTAGAGCAATTGCAGAACTCAAAGCCTAAAGCCTTAATAGTGGCAAATGGTAAGCCTTATCATTTGAACTTCAATATCATGCAACCGCCATTTAATGCCGGTAGATATGTTGAAGTAGCAACATTTGCAACTGATACTATTGGCAATATGCATAATATATTGGCTTCAATGGTAACACCTTTAAAATGGAATTGGTTGAAGATGCGATATGTAAAATTGCCCTATGATGCAACAAAGCATGAGCAGTATGCAAATGATATGTTACATGCTGACTTTGAACATGCTTATCATGCGTCGGTTTTTTTTTATCTTGTTTTCACCAATTCAATCAAAAATTCAAAGGATTATTTGGTAGCGGAGATGACGATGAAGGGAGTGGAGGAACAGATGGCAGTAGAGTATATAGAAACTTTATTGAAAGTTTTGGATGGATGTTTAACGCAAAGATGGTATCAGAATTTGAAGCTATCCCTTTAAATGATGTTTGGGATTTACCAGTAGTGCAATTCTTAAACGATTTGAACTACTTAAAACAAAAAAGATTAGTTGATGATGAACAACAACAAAAGTTGATAAATGAGTATAAGTAAATCCAATCTTAATGACTTAGAAATACTTTCAGGTGAAGGTATAGGTAAATTTGAGATTGTTACTGAAGCGTTAGATAGGGTTGCAAAAAAGTTTCTTGAAAACTTAGACAAGAATAT